CACTTGAAAGTAAGAAGGACTTCCGTCTTTCTTGGTTCCCATCTTAAATCTAGGATCTTCTTGCATATCTTTCTTTCCAACCATGAAAACCACTGCTGTAGTTTCAGGATCAAACTTTTGAGTAATTTCTTGAGCTTGATAAGGATTTTTTACTTGAACTAGACTGCTTCCGACTCCGTATTTGTCTATAATTTGCTTCTTTTCTTTGAAGCTAAGAGGACTTTTTGGCAAGTTTACTACGTCTGTGGTAGCAATGAAAGTTTTTCCTTTGCCAAATTTAGATTCTAGCCACTTAAATGATTCAGCGTGGTGCCTACCAAATGGTTGGAACCTTCCTGGATATATGGCGATGACTGTTTTGATCATGATAATAAATATCTACGCTGCTTGTTCTATCTTGGATCTACCATTCACTTTGTTTATCTCAATATGATGGTCTACCACGTCTCTCATAGAGTCAATATGGGATATGATCATGATAAACTTAAATTGTGTCTTAAGATAATCAAATAGCATGACCATTGAGCTCAGATTAGTTTGGTCAAGCGCTCCAAAGCCTTCGTCTATTGCCATGAAATTTGGCCTAGGAAGAGTGGATACGTTGATAAGAGAGGTTCGGATAGCCAAACTTGCAACGAACTTCTCCATGCCTGAAGTAAGTTCAAGAGGCCAAAAGTTATTTTCGTCATAAGCGATGTATGCGTTTATATTTTTATCGTCAGCGTGTAATACCACTTGAAAATCCACTAATTGTGCCAAAATATTATTGATCTCCTCTTCTACTTGAGGAATAATGTTAGCAATTAGCTTGTGAGGAAGACCGTCTCTGTGAACTGCTTGTAAATAGTACTGATAGTCTTTGAATTTTGTTTCTAAATCTTTTAATTTACCAATGCCTTGCTCATACTTTGCTTTATTGTTTTCAGCAAGCTTCTTGTTCGCAGTAATATCAGAGATTTGGTCGTTAACGGTGTCCAATTCTTTGTCTATTGCTCTCAAGCTTTTATTCAACTCATCTATTTCAGCATTCGTTTCTTTATTTTTTTGAATCGCTTGCTCTTGCTGATTGTGGGAATCTATTTTTGTGTTTATATTACCCAATAAAGTTTCTGCTTCGTTAAGTCGCTTTCTTAGTTTATTCTCTTCAGCGTTGTGTTTATTCTTTTGAGTTTCTAAAGCTTGTAAATCTTTGTCGTACTTGTCTTTGGCAGCTTTAATCTCTATGGCAGAAGACAGTTGCTTAATTCTTTTTTCTAAAAGTTCTACAGTCTCTTCCAATTCTTTCACAGCTTTCTCTTCTTCTTGTATGGAGTTCTTTGTTTCTATGGCGTCCTTAACAAAAACATTATCCATACAGAACTTACAGTTAGGATCGTATTTTAATTCAGCAAGTTTCTCCATTTTTTTTCTACTGTTACGTAGATTAGTGTTGGCTTGACTCAATTCTAGCTTCTTTTCTTGTAAAGCTGCTGTATCTAATTCATAACTTCTTAACTTGTGACTGTAATCTTCTAAGTTTATGTCTTTAATTAACTTATCGTGTACTGTTTGCTTGTTAAGTTCCTCTATTTTTTTATCCACAAAGCCAATAAGATCTCCATTATCGTTTATAGAGCAAGTTACTTTAGTAATACCTGCATCAATCGCTGATCTTTGACTCTCTAACTCTTCTATATCAATAATATCGCTATCTATCTGGATTAATTCGGTAGTTTTGCTAAGTATAAGTCTATTAGTTGAGGTTCTTTTAGCTTCAATAGTAAGCTTTTCGTCTTTGGCTTCGTCTAAAGCTATGTCAAATGTGTCTACATCGAACTCTGCTTTCTTCAATAGCTCGTAATAGTCTTGTTTTTGATACTCTTTCAAAAGAACAGAGACCTCCTTCATCTCGTTATTAGCAAGATTATATAAATCTTCGAACACATTAATGTCCAAAAACTGTGAAAGGAGGTCCTTGCGGTCCTTTTGATTCATATCGATGAAACCTGTATTGTTGTTTTGCATAGATAACGCAGTAAGAACGAAGTCTTCGTACGTACCCATAACATTTTGAATGCTTTTGTTAGTGTCGTTTCTCTCTTTACCGTTCAAAGAAACTTTACTTCCGTCTTGGTCTACGTAATAGAAGTCCACATTGACTTTTACGTTACCCAATTTTTGTTTTGAGCCTTTTCTTTCAATAGTGTACTCTAATCCATTGAGTTCGAAGACCAATTTACACTGAAATGAATCTGAAGTACTGTTCATTACTTGTGCAGACTTAGTAGTTCTAGAACATTTATCGAATATACAGTAAGCGATTGAATCAAGCAGCGTAGATTTACCGCTAGCATTAGGTGCAAAGATACCATAAGTTCCAGTCATGTTAGAAAAGTCGATAAAGTTGCCTTTGCCGTAGCTAAACATGTTTGAAAATTCGAATGTCTTAGGTATCCAGATAGAATTTCTTGGAACTTCTGACTTGGGTAATGCGTTATTGATTATCTTGTTGATCTCGCAAATGTCTTTGATTGATTGTTCGTCTAAATCGTACTTTTCTTTTAGGAAATCTACTAATAAAGTATTCTGATACTCTACATCTCTTACATCGTGTACGTTTAGTTTCTTATTATCGTTAGAAGAAGTAGTGAAGTCTCGTATTTTCATCAAAGAAGTCTCTAATACGTTGTGTTCTTGCTTGATTTCGGCTACTATTCTCTTAATTTCAGACTGATCAGTGTTCCTATATTTGACTCTTAAGTAAAGATTCTTAGGTAGTTGTGGTAATGGCTGATAAACTCCAGCGTCTACTTCTATTGTATAGAAAGCAGTGTCATTTTCTATCTCAACGAACTCTGCAGACTTAGTTGCTACATCCCAAACGTATATACCGTGTACTAAAGACTCGGCGTGGTTCTGTTGTACCAATGATCCTGGGTAACCTATGGTCTTGGCTTCGTTTAAGAATTGAGTTTTGTGTATATCGCCTAATAAAACTAAGTCAAAGCCTTCAAAATCTTCTACTTTTACATCGTTGTCGAAAAGACCGAAGCCACTTTCTGTAACAGTGCCGCTAACAGGTCCGTGATACAAACAGATCTTAAAGTCTTCTCCTTCGTTAGTGCATTTCGGATACTCGGTGTGACTGTCAAAAACCGACCAGTGATAGAAAGTAACGTTGTTGTTATAAATGTCTAATACTTCGGTCTTCTTAAGATAGGTTAGATTAGGATGGTTCAAAGCATTAACGATAGGAGTCAACGCATCCATTCTATGATCATTGTTTAAGTTCGCATCGTGATTGCCAGGAATCAATAATACTCTTCCAATGTCTGCTAGACTTTTTAGGAAAGTTTGTACCTCTTCCACTAATTCAGGCGTAACGTCCGTCTTAGCGTGTACAATATCTCCAGTCAAACAGATTAGATCGTCTTGTGTAAAATTTTCTCTAATGTAGTCGTAAAGTTTCTCAAACACTCTTCTATACTCGTCGTGTCTCTTAAAGTTCCTAATGTGAATATCACTTACTTGGAATATTTTTCTTATCATGGTTTAACCCATCATTTTTTTGAGAATGATCTCACCGAATGTTAACGGCTTTGCTTGTTGTAATAATTTTGTCATATTTTCGAAACCTAAATCGGATGGATCTTTGCCATCTAATTCTATTAAATAGACTTCCTTACCCAAATTTATTAATTGTTCTGAGTAAGTCAATGCTTCCTTAAGAGCATCCTTGTCTAAAGCCAAATATACTGTTTTTACTTGACATTCCACAAGTTTTAACATCAGTGCCTTTGGAATACTTTTTCCAAATAGAGGAACAGCATTTCTTTTTATTGCTATTGCATCGAATATTCCTTCGCAAAGTATTACTGGAACTGACCAATTTATAAAGTATTCCATACCCACAATTTCTGTCTTTTGAATAGATGGAGCGTCGTACTTTTGATATGGATCCTTTTCGAAAGATCTAGCAATGAAGTAATTTACTTGGCCGTTTCTATCGTAAGAGGGGATAATAACGCGATTTCTGTATCGACCAGTTTTACAATATCCAATGTTGTATTTTCTTACATCGGATTCGTTGATGCCTCTCTTTTTTAAGTAGACAGCAGCGTGGCGATACTCTAGAGACCCATCGTTATCGGTCATCGAAATGAATTCAGTGGGTAAAAATACGCGAGTAGTTTCAGCATCGTCAATCTTGGTACGATCGCTTTTAAAGTAGCTCTTCATCTCTACCATGCGCGCTTTATCAACGCCAAGTTTCTTAAATAGAGATACAGGAGTTTTGCCTTTCGTAGGTGGATGGCAGGTCCAACAGTTGTATTGACCGCTAGAAACGTTTACCACTAGCTTCGGCTTCTTATGATTACATATTGGGCAATGGAACACGTGATCCTTCTTGTTCTTGTCGGGTTTTCCCTTTCCAAGTACAGACTCCAAAAGTCCCAATACTAACTGTTCGTTCTCCATGAATCTAATATACAAAAAATATGTTTAATAAAAAAATTTAATCTTTGTTGAGCACACTTAGAACTTAAGTTTTTTATTGTCCTATAGAATAATTATTTTTAAGACCTTCTACTACAGGGGGAAAAACAGCAGACAAACATGGACTTATCAAAACTACTAAACATAGGGGAAGAAAATAAACAAGATCTAACAAAGGAAGAGATACAGGCGTTGTACGTATATCTAAGTATGCAATTTGAAAATATGTCTGATCAACAAAAACTCTTGTGGATAGAAACAATGAAGTCATTAGATCCTGAATTTGACGATTATGAAAAAGATTAAACTAGAAGTATACCTTTTAGAAGGTTGCGATAAATGTAAAAAACTAAAGTCAACTTTAGATCTTTTAAAAATCGAGTACGATGCGATTCCTTGCGAAGATTATCCAAATATGTGTGATAATATAGAAAATGTTACTGGAGTGGATATGTACCCAATGGTTAATAAGGAAGGCAAGATATTCTACATCGCCGAAAAGTACAATGACATAGGAAAAATAAAAATAATATCTGAGAATATAACCACGATGGGCATGTACTCGATAGATAATATCATAGATGCGATACAAAAAGATTAAATTAAAAATATGAGATACAAAGAACTAGTTACTAAAAAATTAAGTGAGTTGGTAAACATGATAATGTACCAAAATTCACAAATTTCCCAATTGCGTCCTCCACAAGAGTTAAAAGACACTTTAGAAAGAATGCAAGAAAAGATAAATGAGATCCAACACTTAATCAACACTGAGCACGAAGCTTAATTAAAAAAAATAAAAGTTATGAAAAAATTAACAGAAGAGCAAATCCTTGAGAACTTACAGAAGTTTTACGGATACATTGACAAGTACATTACGTCTGATAGAAAAGATGCCTTACTGGAATTCTATAAGAATAGAGAAGTAACTCTAGCTATTAGTCCAGCCTCTACCAAATTAGCACATCACAATTGTTTTCCAGGAGGTTACGTTGAACACGTTAATAGAGTAGTTGAAGCAGCTTTAGTAATGGATAAAGTATGGGAACGCTTTGGTCAGAAGAAAGATTATACCATTGAAGAATTAGTATTCTCTGCAATTAATCATGACCTAGGTAAATTGGGCACTAACGAAGAGCCTTTCTATATTCCTAACGACTCTTCTTGGCATGTAGAGAAACAAGGAGCACACTTTAAATACAATAGTAAGATCACTCACATGAGAATTGCAGATAGAAGTTTATTCTATTTACAAGAAGCTGGTATTTCTGTTAGCGAAAATGAATTCTTGGCAATCAAATTACACGATGGATTGTACGAAGAAGCAAATAAGGCGTATTATATTACGTACAGTTCTGACTCTGAATTAAAATCTAATTTACCTTACATACTTCATCAAGCCGATTTAATGGCTTCGAGAGTAGAAACACAAATTTAAAATAAAATGACTGGAACAATTGCACTAGTATTATGGTTCGTTACAATCTTTGGCGCTATAGTATACAATTTATATAGAAAAAATAAACGTTTAGAAGAGATCGTACTTAATCAAAGCGGCTTTGTAAACGATACAATGTCTTTATTAGACGAGTTTAACGGCTTAGTAAATAAAATAGACATGACGATGTGGGTTCAATCAGATCCAGAGTTGTTATCTCTATTTGAAACAATTAAAGCAATTCAATTACGCGTTCAACAATTTACAGGGAGAAAATAAACCATGGCAGAAGACTTAATAGTTGAAGCAGAACAGGACATGGGCCTTACAATTAAAGGCACTCCTAGAAAAAGAAAACCAAAAACCAAGAATGTCTACTTTACTTCTGAAACTGAAGAGGCAATCTTAAGATATCGTGCTGCTCCTAATCAAGCAGTAGCAAATCAAATTTATAACAAAGAGATTCACTACGCGTTTTATAAATTAGCAGAGAATATTATCCACACTTTTAAGTTTTATTACACAGAAGTAGATAATATTGAAGATCTTAAGTACGAAGTTATTTCTTTTCTTTTACAAAAATTGCACCTTTACGATCAATCAAAAGGTAAAGCATACTCTTATTTTGGTACCATTGCTAAAAGATATTTGATTATCTACAATCAAAAGAACTACAAAAAAATGGTTTCTAAGATACAAGTAGAAGAGATTGATAACGCCAATAGTACTCATGAAACTTTAATCCTAGAACCAGAATCCTCTGATATTAATAGAGTTTCTGTAATAGATCAATTCATAAAATATGTTGACGATAACCTAATTGAACTATTTGACAAAGAAGGCGAAATTAAGGTTGCAGACGCTATCTTAGAAGTGTTTAAGAAGCGAGATAACATAGACATATTCAATAAAAAGGCTCTCTTTATATACATAAAAGAGATCACTGACTGCCAATCTAATACCATTACAAAGGTTATTAAGAAGCTCAAAACCATATATAAGGAGGTGCTAGATCACCATATTGAAAACGTAGACCAGTAATATTTATTTAAAAAATCCTATGGAACTAGAAAAGGAAATCTTCCCTGGCAAGACTTTGGCGCAATTGGTGGAAGAGGTTTACAATAAACACAAGTCCCAAGATTCTACGATAAAGTCTGAAATACTACGTCTAGCTGATATGATTGATGGTCCTGGCGATGCTATAGTTCTTATGCCAATGATCAAAGGTCTATTGGATTCTAGTCTTAAGAACGATGAGGTGCTAATGAAAATTCTTAGTGCATTCCAAAAATCTGCTGACGCAAAAGACAAATCTGTAGAAGATGGAGGCCTTTTGTCAGAGAAAGATATTGAGCAATTAATGAGCGAAGTAACTTCAATGGCTCCTAAAAAACAATTACCTAGCGCATAATGAGTATATTCGGTAATAATTTTAAAGCCGATAAAACGGGTAAATTTGGCCAATACTTCATAATTGGTCGAGTTAAATCCATAGTGCAAGGACCTTTCACTAGATCTATACAAGCTTTTGTTTCTCCTGATGGACTTCCTGCGGTTAGAGACGTATTAGAACCAAACCCTGACTTTACTAGTTGGAAAGATGTGGGTAAAATAAGATACGAAGTAATGTACTCTAATCTTTCTGAATCCAAATTAAAAGAGGTAACAGAACCTGCATTCCCAATATTTAGCTTTATAAAACAATACCCTTTATTGGGCGAAATAGTTTTAATCATGAGCGGACCATCTCCTGATTTGAACAACGACTTTAATGCTAAACAGCTTTTCTATTTTCCTCCTTATGCTTTGTGGAATGGAGTTAATCACAACGCTTTTCCTAATATGGAAGAGTACGGTCAATACATAAGCAAAGCAAGCTCAAGACCAGAGTTTCAAGGCAAAACAGATACACTAGCTTTTAGACTTCCTCTTGGTAGAACTTTTATAGAGAACGAAAGAATAAAGAACTTAAGACCTTTCGAAGGAGATATTATATTAGAATCAAGATTTGGTCAATCAATAAGATTTGGAAGCACGGTAAAAGGATTAAGAGCTTTAAATTATTGGTCAGAAGTTGGAACCACCGGTGATCCTATAACTATTATTAGAAATGGTCAAGGCCAACCCGTAGATACAGATCCTTTTGCAGCAACTATAGAGGACATTAATAAAGACGATTCTTCTATATATTTAACTTCTAATCAAAAAATAGTTTTAGAAGATGTTGTTAATTTTCCATTTAGATCTTATGGAAAAGGTTTATCAAAACAATCTCAAGTAATATTAGAAATAGAACAAGCACCTACTTCTAACGATATTTTATCAGCACAACAACAAGATTCAACAGCAATAAGAAATACATAATGTACGTTCCAGAATTTCCATATAAAGGCAAGCAGATAATTGTAAGTAGCGGTAGAGTTATTGTACACGCTAAATCGGATTCTGTATTTTTATTAGGTAAAAAGAATGTAGGTATATCTTCTGGTGGTGAAGTACACATAGACGCTAACGCAGAAGTTTATATAGACGCGCCTAAGATTAGTCTGGGAAATAAAATAATTCCAGATAATATGGTTGGATTAGAACCAGTTTTATTGGGTTATAAAACAAATCAAATCCTAATTAGATTGAGCGAAATGCTAATAGAGTTAGGAGACGCGCTAGGAAAAGTATCGGAGTCTAATCTTCCTGCTTCTATGCAATTATTAGCATCAACAGGTCCTTTAGTGGCTAAAACGGCTAAATCAATCAACAACGAGGTAACTGGTGGAGGCACAAATCCTGGACAAGCATTTAATCTTTCAAAAGTAGTATACACTAAATAATGGGAGATAATCTAACAATCAAACCGATAACGCAGTTGCCTCCTAAAACGGCTCCTGACATAAGGCCTAAGACGGACTTTGAAAAATTATCAGCAGATGATCAAAAGGCGATTAATACACTAACGTCTAATACAAATATATTAACAGCTAACGAAAGCACAGCCGAACCTGGTATAGAGAAAGCTATTATAGTTGCGGGAAAAGCCATCAATGAAATAAGAGCAAAGATGGACGATCTCTTCTACGGTAAATTTGAAATTGCTGCAGCAGAAGAATCAGACGCTGTTAATCCAATGACTGGTTTTAAAGAGACTTTGGACAAGGGCATATTCTACGTAATGGATAAATTACTAGAAGTTGATATGTGTAACATTCTAGAATATGCATTGAATCAAATACCGGGTGGAAAAACATTTGATCCTAACGTAGATCCAGAAACCATAACGGATCCTTTAGCTAGAAAAAAATACGAGATACAACTAAAGGCCTATCAAGTACAAGTGCTAATAGATGACTTCTATTCTTTGTATGGAGATAATACTACATCTAAAAAGAAAAACGCTTTAGTAGGATTAATAAAAAAAGTAAGAACAATACTAGAAGAAGTTTTAGGAATTCCTCCAGAACAAGTACTTAGCCCAGAACAACAGATAGAACAAGAAGCATCAGGTTTGTCTTTTAGAGATTCTTTGCAGGGCAACACTCAAGTTCAAGCGGCTAGAGAATTATTGAGTACAAATGGACTAAGAGACGCATC